TTTATAAACTATATCTACATTTACTGCCATTTTTTTGTTTTATTATAAATATTAACCGGCCCCAGTGATGAAGCCGGCTAAAATTAATTCACCATCTATAATATAATCACATAGTTTTTTAATAAACTACTAATTAATTTTCTTTTCTATAGATCTAAATACTTCTCCACCCTCATCGGTTTTAAAATAAGCCGCCATTGCTGAGTATGGATTTTCATCAAATGGTACATTCATTAGCTTTCTTCCGTTAGAAGTCCAAGAAAATGTTCTTTGATCTTGCGATAATGTAATGATATTAGCTTCAGTAGCTTTTATAGCTGTATTTCTTAGGCCTACATTTTCATCTTGCGCTAATTCTAAAAACAACTCAGGGTTGCTTCTAGCAAACAATCTTAAATCTCTTTTGATTTCTTTAGAAGATAATTGGTTTACTGCTGTTCCCATCTCAACTCGTAGGATTGCTTCGGCGTCGTCTATATCCATTTCTCTTGCGAATACAGCTGCGTCCGTTTGTAAATCTAATAATTCTAAATCATCAAATGCTTCCTCTACTGGATCGTATTCTTCGTATACTTTTCCTTTTAAAGGGTGATATAATGAAAGTAACTTTTGTAAGTTTTGTTTTTCCTTAGGTACTCGTAAGTCTCCGTTTCGAAATTGTATATGCCCAAGCGTTGCTTCTCCTTTTTGTTCTTCTTTAAAAGGTGAATCGTGATTGGTAGCATACCTAAGTTCTTTTTGGGTACCCTTTTTAGCATCAAAATATAATAGTGAATGCTTTCGAGTATGTTTACCTGGTATAGTTAATGTGAGAGGATTGTGTCTACCTGTAAGGTAATATATCCTATCTTTTATTTCCCATTCTGGCTTGGCTGCGATTTCTTTTACTACCTTTTCCTGTACGGGAGCTGCGATTTCTTCTACAGCTTTTTCTACTTTTTCGGCTTTTTTAGCCACTGGTTTTTTATTTGACATAATATATAATATAATTTAATAGTTAAAAAAGTAATAATTACCCCCGTCAATACAACGAGGGCAATGATTACATGTGAGCAATTACGCTCCTTTGAATAATACAAAGTTATTAGCAGCTTGAGTAACCAAACATCTTTCAGATAGGAAGTTTACTTCCATTGCATCAAGAGTTGATGTGCTCGCTCCACCAACAGATCCCGTTAACCAAGACTTCATTCTACGGTCATCAGTCTGAGAAGCTCTGTATCGTACGTGCAAGAATGGACGTCTGATATTTGTTCCTAATACTTGATCGTAAACAGTTGATGTACCAGCTGGCACTAATACTCCTTCGATTGAATTCGTACCGTTGATTGCTCCACGAGTAGATGCGTCGTTTAGGTATTTCCAGTCAGTCTTGTAGAAATCGTAAGATCCTCTACGGAATCCTGAGAATCCTAAGTTAAGCGCCATTTCTGCAGAGTTTTCAAATAAACCGTAAGCAGTACCTCCTTCTGCTCCAGAAGATAGCGTAGCCAACATATCGTCAAATCCTAAAGCAGTTTCTCTGTTTAAGAATAACATGTTTTCTTCAATAGCTCCTTGAGTATCAAGATTCTTAAGAATAGCGTCAAACTCAGTTAAGTTAGGTGTAAACGCAGTTTGTACGTTTCCTCTTTCCTGAATAGCAGCAAATAAACCTTGCGTTCCAGGGTTAGAGAATTTTGTAGCCGCAACTTCGTTAAGCTCTCCTTCTACCATTGCCATTTCTAAGTAATCTTCAAAACGTAAACGAGTTTCAGATTCTGCTTTTAGGTACCATAGGTATCCGTCAGTTCCATCTTCTGTTGCTACATTTACCCATCCGATCTGCGCAGTATCTGATCCAGATACAACGTACTGATCTCTAATGATGATTGGCGAGTTATGGTACTGTGTTAATACAGGATTAATGCTAGTTCTAGCATTTGCTCCTACAACATCAGAACCTTTAGCGTAATCAGATCCGTAAACAAAAACTTTAAGACCCGTGAGGCTAAGCCCTTGAGTAGTTAAGCTAGTTCCAGTAAATGGTTGTATTGTAAAAGCTGGTGCTGCTGCTCCAATAGTAGATGCAGTAACAATACCTTTAGCCTCTAGCCCATTTGAAGGGTCTAATACAACAACTGTGTCATTTACAGATATTACGTTGCTAACCCCGTCCGCTACTGGAATAGTGATTACAGAAGTTGTTCCAGCTCCATTGGCTTGAGAAACTCCCTCGTAAGATATGTGTAAACGATTTTGTTCAGACCAAATAACTTGATCAGATGTCATTGGCATTTCAGCGCCAACCATTTTTAAGAATCCAGATAATGTTCTGTTTCCATAACGCTCTACCTCAGCTTCATAGATTTCTGGTAGGTATTGCTGTGCAAAATCAGCAAAGTTTTCAGGAACGCCTGCTGCGCCTCCGTTGTTATCCCATTGAAGGTAATTCGTTGAAAGTAATTGTGGTACTTGTGTTGGGACTAAGCTCCCAAATTGTGGTGTTAAAGCCATTTTTAGTAATTTTTAAATTTTTTAATTTTTAGTTTTGATGAGTCCGCCCCAGAAACTGACTTTACGGTATATGCACCAAACTTAGCAGCACCTGTTGGAGCAGCTTTTCTAGCAGAACTAGACGTGTTATTAGATTTGTTTACAACATCTCTAATTGCGTCAGCTTTACCTTGTTCGTAAAAGTGATTTGCTATCTTATCAGCATTTGCACCTGCATACAACGCTTTGTGATACCCTGCGGTATCTTCAATCATACCATCTTTGCCAAGGAACTTCCCTATAAAATTGCTGATGTCTGATTGTTTTTGTGCAACCTGCGAAGCGTTTTGTACACCATATCTAAACTTTTTATCCCCTAAGTCGAAATCGAAACCTTCGAAATCTTCGTTAAGTAATTGATTAGTGTTGGCTTTAAACTTTTCGTGGTTTGCGGCGTTTCTTTCCTGGTCCTCTTTATATCGATTAAAAAAGTCCGATGCTTTTTGTTGATCCTGGGATAGGTTAGGTGAGTTCAACTTGATCTCATCGTAATACTTATCTTTAGTATCATTTAAAAACTTACGGGCTTTTGCAACCTCTTCTTTATATGCGAGTTTTTTTCTTCGGATATCTCGCTCCTCATCTATATCCTCATCAAATGCAAAACCGTCATCGATCATAAAATCAATTTCTTCTGCACTCAAATGCGGTTTAGTACTTTTGTAATATTCTTTAACCAACACATCACGATCTACATCATCGTAGTTGGTATTTAATCTAATGTAATCCTGCATCGTGCCACCGGTATCGCGCATAAAATCCACAAGCTTGTTAACGCTTTCTGGCAATTCAGGTTGTGCTAATACGGGTTCCGGCTGCACTACTTCTTTTTGCGGATCACTTTCTTCGGTGATTTCTTTAATAACTGGTTCGTCGGCTTCGACTGCTTCGACTGCTTCTTCATTGCTGATTGGCTCTTGTACTTCCTTTTCGCTTTCTTTAGGAATTATTACTTTTGTTACATTGCTTGGGACATCTATTAGCGGCTCTTTGTTCTTAGCGGCTAATTGTTCGTCTGTTAGCTTAGGTCTAGATTTGATCTTAAAAGATCCTTCTGTTTTTTCGTTCATGATATGATATTATATAATTATTAAATACGTACTTATTGAGGGTTAAATTGAGATAAATCAAATCCCCCTAAATTGTCATTGCCGGCTGATTCAAAATCCTTAGGCAATCCTTGCGTTTGTCTTTGTTCTATTAGCTGACTTTGCTGTGACCCTTCTTTCTCGATTCTTTTATCCTTGCGATCTTCTATTTGCGTATCTTTAGCTTTTGTTTCTTGGGCTTTCATTTGGGCAAGCTGCAAGTTGTATTGAAACTCAGTAGCCATTAATTCTTTTTTAATCTGTGCTTCGGTTTGCATTCTTTGCATTTCAAAGTTTGATTTAGCTTGCTCTATTGCGACTTTTTCAGCTGTTAATGCTTGTTGCTTTTGAACCTCAGCCATTGCTGCTTTTTCCGCTGACTCAGCATTTGCTTGCGCTTGTGCCTGTATATTTTGCTGGACTAATGCCTGCTCTCTCTCTTGCTTCTTTCTGCGCTTGAGCTTTAGCATTTCATTTGCTAACTTAAGGTTTTTGATCTGACTAATATCTATTGAATCTTCAATATCAATTTCTTTTGTTTGCAAAGCAATCTGTATATTCTTTTGAAGCTCAGCCCTTTCTTCATCGTCTGGTTCCATTTCTAAAAATATACCAAAGTCATGTAAGTTAAGGTTCTCTATTTCTTTCAATGTTTCTACATTAAACGTAGATACGCTATTCATTAAAGAATTTTTAGTAAGAGGGAAATTTAATACATCACTTATTTTTAATGATATGTTCTCGCAAGTGCTTAGCGTTAATTGTATACTAGCATCTTGTAGATGCTTTGTAGCTGTATTAGATGTATTAGCTGCCATTTTTTGCAACCCTACCAAAGCATTGGCATCAGGCATACTACCGTCACGCGCTTCATTTAAACCGGTTACATCTCTAATCATTTGCATATTGTAATTGTATGCAGTAATCAATGCTTGTATTTTACCTATTCCAGATGAGCTGGATAATTCTTGTATAGGCACTTTGCCCCTGTTCATATCTCCTTCCTGCGTCATTGATCTACCAACAACAGATCCCGTTTGGAAATACATATTCAATGCTTCCTGAGGATTATAATTTGTGCCGTTACCTAAATCAACCTCGGCTAAGCCATCGACATCTAAGAATACGCCATCAGGAACCATTCTAGATAGCACCTGTTGAATTTTTAAATGTGTCAATTGTATAACATCGGCGAATCCAATACATTTGCTTATAAGTGACTGTATAACTCCTTTATACATTCTAGGCGCTGCTATAGAGTAACTCATTTCAACTCTTGTAGTATCAGCTAGAGGCCTTGTCATATTTTCAGACAATTCCCATTTAAGCATAAGGTCAGTGCCAACTACTTTAGCTCCCTCGTATAATACCTCTATTGATCTCGATACTCTGTCAAAATTATCATTTGGCGGAGGGTTAAACTGATCGGTTTTTTCAATAGCTTTTTCTAAGCCATTATCTGTTTTCTTTATTTTAAATACTTGATCCGTATAAGTCTTGTATTCAAAGTATAATACTTGTACTGTATTATAGTCGTAATTTTCAAACCCCCTTATTAATCTACGATTACCAGGCGACTTCTGTATACGCTCTAATTCTTCATTAGATATATTAGGGAATTCTTTTTTAAGCTCCGGTATCGTTATAGATTTAACTTCACCTACATAATATATATCGTCAAAGTTCGGGTCTTCTGTATATGACCATACGCAATAAGCAGGGTCTACATAATCGACCACAATACCTTCCGCTGGATTGAATGACGTTTTAGTCATACCTATACCTATATTAACAAGATCTTGATTAACCCTGGCTCTAGTCAAGTGGTATTCGTTTGTAGCCAGCACCGTATTAATAGCCTCTTCTTCTGCTATTTCTATAGCCGGCTTGTATTTAAGCTGCATGTGCAAATCCCGTTCTTCCATTGATTCTGGTAGCTCAGTATTTGGTATTACAGATTTCTTAAATGATACGCCAACCATTTCAGAAGCCATAGCTTGTTCTTTCTGCGTATTCATGTCGAACAATATGTTGTTCGCGTAATCTGTTCTTTTCTTTAAGGACTCAGGGTCTTGTGAATACGAAGTTATATCGTATTGTTTCTGTGTAATACCATTAGCAACAATATTCGAAAACTTTGAAAGTATCGGAACTGGCTTCCAGTCTAAATTCAAATAAGACAAATCGCCGTTAATAGCTAATTCATCTTTGTACTTTTGTACACTTTGTTCTCCTCTAGCATATAACCGAAGGTTATGAAAGTTATTCCAGTTAGCAGCATACCTGTTCGACCCGGCACCGCCATAGTTAAACCACTCCTGCTCAATAGCTCTTGATACCTGCAATCCATATTCTAGCGTAGCTTTTTCAGCATCGCTAACTACCTGGTCAGGAAATGGGCTATTAGTATTTGTACTTACATTCATCTATTACATTATTTTTGAGGTGGTTCCTTTATTGTCGTATTTCTTAAACCCTAAAGAATATTTCTTTGTTGTTATAGCTCCCTTAGGACTATATCTATGTTTGTTGCATGCCATTAAAGCTAAGCCGGAGCTTATTGATGCATCATGCTTTGTCCTGTTGTTTATATCAAACTTGGCCCAGTCTTCTAATGTTCTTTGTAAATAAACATCACCGCACCCTTCTTTTGTTTGACCAACAAAATCTTCTATATAAGTTTCAATTGCCGAGGCGTGTGCCTGCTTAATATCTTCACTTGAGTTAGGTATACCGCCTACTTCCCGTTCTGACACAGATAGTTTGTTGTAAGATCTATCCGGCCTATTTATACTAAAACCTCTGTATCCTCGACGCTTTAAGTAATAAAGCAATCTAGGCTTGTTATTTTCACATAATATTGGCATTCCGTAAAACACCATAGCCATTAGCACGTCTTCAAAAAACATTTCAGCGGTTGATGGCCTAGCTATGTATTCTAAAAAGAAATGGTTAGGAGGCACGTCCTCCATTGAAAATTTCGTTAATCCATGAAGTGCTCCGTTAGAACCTCCGCCACCAACAACGCCACTAATATCGTAACTGTCACAACCAAAAGCTCCAATATGTTCGTTTCCAGGGTACTTGATACCATTCTTTATTATTATATTATTTTGTTGCTCTTGATTAGGAACCCAAGTAATCCAAAATCTTCCGTCTTTGTTCGGGTAGAACATTACTCTTGTGTCTTTAATACCGTGTTCCCATTGAAAGTTTCCTTTCGTAACCATTGTATTGTTTTTTAACTCGTCGTTATAATCTATCTGTTGATAGATCTTAGTTAAGTTAAATAGCGATTGCTTAGACTCATCTCTAAAAGCATGTTGTTCTGTTCTTGGAAATTGACGATAGTATTCGTTCAACGCATCTGGATCATCTTTTAATCCTTCAACTTCATTTTCCCAATGATCAATGACGCCCTCTTCAATAATGTCACCTTGAGGACCAAGAATGTCTTTCTTAGGTACGTCAAAAACCGGCCAACCGTGCTCATCAATGAATCCTTCATAGTTCCACTCCATCGGTATAAAAAGCTTATATAATCCACTTTTTGTTTGCCCATTCTTATTTCTTTTTGTAACGTCTGAATCGTTATATAATTTTTTAAAGTTTTTACCTCC